TCATGCGCGCGCCGCCGTATAGAGCAACGACGGTAGCAAGGATAGCGATCATGAGATTGGCCCACCAAACAAGGTTGGTAACCTGGCTCTCGCCGCAGTTAACCTTACCGCAGCAACCACCTTCATCGTGAGCCGAGGTTAGCTCATTCATACTACCAAAAACCATCCACGAAACAATGGCGATAACAACAGCGTAAATAAGAGTTCTCATATTTTTAATTTAATATATCGAAATATTTTTTTTTTAAAAATTAATGTCATTTTCCCAAAAATTCCTTAGGGAATAATTCTTTACAGTTTTGTATTCTTGATTTGTCTTGTCTCGAGTACTTGTTAATTTTTCAATAGTGTCACTAGAGAACGAATGAATTTTCATATTTGTAAGATATTCATAAGAATTTGATATCTTAGGATATCCAGATTTTTCTAATTGGGAAACTATGTATTCCATTTTTTGCTTGAACACAATTATTTTGTCATCCATTATATCTGATACGAATTTAATTTTAGCATTTAGTACAATTAGTTCACTGTTTAGTTTATCACATATGTACTTTTGCCTTTTGATGTAGTATTCGTTTCTAATTCTCCAGAAGTGAAAGATTATTTCTTCAGGAGATTCCATTTTGACGATTTCATTTTTCTCATTGAATACGTACATGTTGTTCGCTGATAAATGTGAAATTAGTTTCAATTTCTTAAGTGTTTCATTATTCTGAGACCATTCTATTACATTTTCCAAAGGACACTTAATAGTAAAATTAACGGACATCTCGGTAGATGCATTGGTGTAACTGAAAATAGTACCTTCGGTCTCTAACTTGTCAAGGAATGTTTTGTAATCATCTGTCCACGTTCCAATTGGGAGTTCTGTAACATTTATCACATTGCCTTTCGTCGTGTATTTTCCTATCGTGATCCATTTGTTAGTCTCTGTCTTTCTAATAGTTCCAGTGAAACCTTTGTACCAAGGCGTCATTTCAGGAATGTCTGCGTCTTCGTCAATCACTAGATCCATGAGCCTCTTTTTGATGTCTTCTGGGTTGAAACACGGAACATCACAGGAGAAACCTGTTCCGATACCACAAGCACCGTTGATAAGAATAAGGGGCATCGTGGGAACGTAAAACGTCGGCTCAATCGAATCTCCATCTTCTTCTAGATAATTGAGAACGCTGTTGTCATCTTCATTGAAAAGTTTTTTGAATTCATTTGATAGATGTGTGAATATGTACCTTGGGCTAGAAGCATCTTTGCCTCCAAGAAGTCTAGTTCCGAACTGTCCGACAGGTTCTAGTAGATTCATATTGTTTGAACCTACAAAGTTTTGCGCGAGAGAAACAATAGTATCCATTAGACTGTTTTCGCCGTGATGATAATTAGTCTTTTCTGATACATATCCAGACAATTGAGAAACTTTGATTTCTGAGTACAGATTTCTTTTGATACAGGCATATATAATTTTTCTCTGAGAAGGTTTCATTCCATCTATAAGACTTGGGATAGATCGGATGTTATCACTAATTGAAAAGAGTACCAGTTCTTTATCAACCAGGTCCTTTACCGAAACATCTGGCGAATTGTAATCCAGACTTTTAGGACATTTAATATTTTCTAATATCCACTTTTTGCGAGCATCAGCTTCAGACTTTGTGAAAGCTAAAACAAGAGACTTTGAATCTTCATTTGTCGTAATTTTATAATTAAGAGTTTTCATAGATCGAAAGTATTCTTTGGCTTCCTGTTGAGTACTTGTACCAAGACCCTTGTAATATTTTACTTTGAATTTTGAAGCGTCATTCTTAGATTTCCATTCCTTGTAATCATTCAGGTTGTAAAAAGGGATTATTTCACTTTTCTTTGTAAGTTTGATTACAGGCGTTACCAAAGAGCTTATGAAGTCTTCTTTGAGAAGTTCCGGCCAACCGTGGCTAATGAAGTTAACCAGCAGACTTTTGATGTGAAACCCATCTGTATCAGCATCAGTCATGATAAGAATTTTACCATATCTGAGTTCTGAAACGGATTTGTATTTTTTACCTGTTTGAAGTCCAAGAATTTGTTTAATATGATTAATTTCAGCATTTCCTGCCATTTGAGAATAAGTCGCAGTCCGTGTATTAAGTATCTTACCCTTGAGAGGAAAAGCTCCATAGTAGTCTCTGCCTACAACTGAAAGTCCAGATACAGCTGTAGTCTTGGCCGAGTCTCCCTCTGTAAAGATAATAGTACACAATTTAGATTCTTTTGTCCCTGCCTTGTTTGCGTCATCAAGCTTCGGAATGATGACCCTGTTAGTTTTCTTTCCGTCTGTCTTTGATATGTTTTTCTTTTCCCTGGCTTCTGCGAGAGCAAGAATACTGTCGAGAATGCCAAGTTTCAGCACACTTTTTACAGTGTCATCTGTTAGATTGAATTTACTTCCAAAGTCTGCGATCTTAGTTATGTGTTTTTCTTTGGTTTGTGACGAAAATACTGGATTTTCAATCTTACAATTAATAAATACAAACAGATTTTCCCTGATGTAATTTGGTTTGATAGTAATATTTTTGTGTTTTTCTTGGATTATTTCTGTTAGTTTTTTAACAAGTGGTATCATAACATGTTCTACGTGATTTCCTCCGTCTGTTGTAGCGATTCCATTTACAAATGAAACGCATTTGAATTCATTGCTCGGACTGAAAGCAACTTGCCACCTATTTTGCTCACAAACAATTCTGGGAACTGTCTTTTTGTCTCCAATGTACATTGAAATGTAATCGGAAAAGTCTTTAATGTTCAATTTTTTACCATTAAGATGAACTGAAACGTGTTTTGGAGTAATGGCACAGATGTCGTACACTCTTTTGGCCAGAATACAGAGAGTATCATGGGACATCTCTGAGATTCCAAACCGAGCATAATCTGGTTTGAATGATATTTTAGTATAATTTCCTTTTTTACTGTCTGATATTACTGGCTTAGATTTCTTAGACATATTACATTCAAATTTCTGCGTGTATTTTTTACCAGAGTGAGATGTCTCGATTACAAATTCGGTTGAAAATACATTTACAAGCTTTGCTCCTAGACCATTGAGACCGCCAGTAGTTCTTTTCTGCGAGTCATCATAATTGGAGGATGTAAGTAAATTTCCAAAAATAAGTTCCGGGATGTAAATTTTATACTCGGGATGTATCTCAATCGGGATACCTGAGTCGTTATATACGCTAATTTTTTCTTGTGAGATTTCTACTTTGATACATTTAACCTCTTCGTTTCTTTGTACTTCGTCTGAAGCATTAGTGATAATTTCATCGAAAAGTTTATATATCCCCGGGTTAAAGTTACACATACTATAACTTAATTTTTCTTCTTCAATTTTCCACATTTCAGAATTCACACATTTTATATCACCGAGGTACATACCTGAGCGTGCTAAAATATGTTCAATCTGCGTGTACTTCTTGAATTTTTCCGCCATTGCTAAATTATCTGGTTTAGATATATACTAATTTTTTAAACCGGATAATTTTTTGTAATTTTTGATATACAACCCCCTTTCACGATTTCATATCATTGATTAATTTAATAATTTGCTCTTGAGTAACAACTCCACTGAAACTGCGCGAGTCTTTTTTGTACTTTATAATAGTATAAGGCATAGTTGTAAAATTGTATTCTTCCATTACATAATCAAATTCATCATTATCTAGATTTACATGGTATAGCATACTGTTTGGAATATTTACCAGAATTTTATCAAGTTCTTGGCAAGGAATACACCAATCCGTTCCAAATTTGATAAATACACATGTATCTCCAAAATCCATCTGAAGTAAATTCTTGAGAACAGAATTGTTTCTAACAGTGACGCCCATATAATTATATGAATGTGTATTTATTTTATTTTTAAGTTGAATAAATTAAAATAATTTATTATGTAAATTTTAAATGACGTTTTTAGACTTCTATACTATTGACTTAACTATAATATTAATAATTTTACTTATAATGGGTATCTCATTTGCAAGTATTAATTACATAGACTCAGAAGAAGACACTCTTGGAACTTTGGGTAAAATATTAATTTCGTTTACATTAGGGGTTTTGTCTAGTGTGTTTTATTCGTACATTACACTCGAGAGTGATGTATTATTAAAGGAAAATTTCTGGGACTAAATCAAATATTAAAATAATTTTAAATAATTATAGATGTCGATTAGCTTATCTAAGTTTAATCCCAAGAGAATAGAGGAAAGACGTACTGCAGGATCAGGGCCTGCTACGTGCGTTTTCATAGGAAAGAGAGGAACAGGAAAAAGTACTTTAGTCGCGGATATACTTTATCATCTTCGCAAAATTAAAGCAGGTGTTGCTATATCTGCAACTGAAGATGGAAATGCTTTTTATTCAAGTTTTATACCAGACTTACTTATACATTCTGAATATAAACCCGAAGTTATTCAACAAGTGATAACCCGACAAAAAAAGTCGATAAATGGAAAAGATCCTAAGAAAGACAATGATGTTTTTTTACTCTTAGACGACTGTATGTATGATAAACGTATGATCAGGGATACCAATATTCGCGGCATATTCATGAATGGGAGACATTGGAAAATTACATTTATGTTAACAATGCAATATTGTATGGATTTACCGCCTGATCTTCGCGCAAATATAGACTATGTATTCATTTTAAGAGAAAATATTATTCAAAATCAAGAAAAACTTTATAAGAATTTTTTTGGTATTTTCCCTCAATTCAGCGTTTTCCAAGATGTTTTAAATGCTTGTACAGAAGGTTACGATTGTCTTGTTTTAGATAACACTTCAAAGAGTAATAACATTCAAGACTGTGTGTATTGGTATCGAGCAAAACCCAATAGAAAATTTAGAATAGGATCAAAAGAGTTATGGGACTACTGTACTAAAAAATACGATAAAAATAAAACTAAGGAAACGGCAGATGAAGATCCTAAAAAATTAAGAAAGAAAAATGCCGTAAGTGTTACAGTTAAAAAGTTAAAATAACTTAAAGAAGATTATTTAAAGGCATAAATTATAAAATGTATTATGGATAAAATTAACAAATTAAAGTCTATACCTCAACACGAACAACGTTCAGAAGCTTGGTTCAAACAAAGAGAAGGTAAACTAACAAGTTCAGATGCCGGTACAGTTCTTGGGTTAAATCCTTATCAAAAACCACACGAAGTCCTTTTTAAAAAATGTGGACACGATCCAAAACCTTTTGTAGGTAACGTAGCTACTCTACATGGTCAAAAATACGAAGACGAAGCAATAGACAAATATTGTAAACTTACAGGACAAGAAAACCACGACTTTGGTCTTATAGCTCATGAAGATGTACATAATTGCGATGATTATTATTGGCTGGCTGGATCGCCAGATGGAATTTCAATGTCTAAAGAAGAAAATAAAAAACCAATTCTACTTGAAGTAAAGTGTCCTTACAAGAGACCTATTAAATTTGGATACATTCCTGATTACTACTATCCTCAGGTTCAGTTGAATATGTTTATCTGTAATCTAGAAGATGCAGATTTTATAGAATATAAACCACCGGACATAATGAACATTGTCAGGGTTAAAATTGACTATGATTGGTTAAATGAAAATTTGCCTATTTTGGAAAAATTCTGGAAAGATGTTGAATATTATCGTAAAAATGACATCAAGACTCATCCAAAATATAAACCGCCAAGACCGCCTAAGAGAGTTTTAGATCTACGTGATACTTCAGATGACGAGGCAAAATGTATTCCAGAATTGATTATAAGAGACATTTAATTTTACAGAAAATATTTCAATTTAAAAACTTAATTTATACTAATGTAATTAAATTCCAAATGGGAATCAGAGGATTAAATAATCTCATCAAGAAGTATGCTCCGGACGCTATTTCAGAAAAAGAAATAAATTTATACAAAGGTTCTATAATAGCCGTTGATTGTAGTATACTATTGTATAAATTTAAATATGCTTCTCGTACTCCAAATTCACATATCATAGGCATAGCAAATAGAATAAAATACTACTTCATGAATGGTATTCTTCCGGTGTTTGTATTCGACGGTATACCTCCTGAGGCTAAAAAAAGTGTACTTGTCAAAAGACATGCAAATAAAGAAAAGATGTATGTTCGTCTTGAACAATTAAGAGAAAAAATTCCTGAGAATAACGAAGAAGAAAAACTTATAAATGAAGAAATAGAAAAAATTACATCTCAGCTTATCGTTATAAAGAAAAAAGATATCGAGGAATGTAAAGAATTTCTTGAATTTTCTGGAATACCTTACTGTACAGCTCCAGAAGATGCCGAAAAGTACTGCGCTTTTTTACAAAGAAACGGACGCGTAGATTATACAGTTACGGATGACACGGATGCCACAACATTTGGTTGTAAGAAAATTCTAAAAACTGGTATATCGAGATACATTACCGAGATAGACACTGAAATGGTACTGTCTAAATTTGAAATGGACATGGATTCATTTGTTGATTTTTGTATACTTTCGGGCTGTGATTATACAGAACCAATTGCTCAAATAGGACCCGTTACATCTTTCAATTTGATCAAGAAACACAAATCCATTGAAGAAGTTCTGAAGGTAGTCAATAAAAAAAACGAAAAATTTGATTACATCGTTTCTCGCAAGATATTCAAAGAATTTGATTATGAGCTCCCTAAAGAATTTACTAAAAAGACATGCGATAAAGGAAAATTAATTATATTTTTAAATGAAAAAGAAATAAAGGAAAATGTAATTTCTAAATTTATTAAAATTGTAATTTAAAAAAAATTTAATTAAATTTATTTTTTTTTCTTAAGTATATATTAAATATTAAAAATGGGAATGCTCGAACTATTTTTCGGCAAGAAGAAGAAGTGCAAGGGTCGCAAGGCGAAGAAGGGTCGCAAGGTCCGCAAGCTTTCGTCGTCCGCCCGCGTCGTCGTCGGCGGCAAGAAGCGCAAGGTATACAAGGGCTGCAACGGGGGTCTTTACTACAAGCGCACCAAGAACGGCAAGACCTACCGTGTCTACATTTCGCCCAAGCTTCTCCGCAAGAAGTCCTCGACTCGCATGGGCGGTACCCGTTTCGGTCGCCGTGGCGTCAAGAAGGGTTCGCGTCTTAAGATGACTAAGGCTGCCAAGCGTGCCCGCGCGTACGCTCGCAAGCGCCGTCGTTGCCTCAAGAAGGGTATGCGTCTCAAGAAGGGTCGTTGCCGCCGTATGTAGATACATACTACATAAAGTAGTAATAAAAAATTAATTAAATAAATAATACATTTACGCAAATTCCTATGTGTGTTAATGTATTATTTAAATTCTTTTTACAATCTAAATGTATAGTTCATCAAATGTAATATTTTGATGTTTAATGAATAAAACTTTTTCAATTAGTCTAATACTGGTTGGATAATTTTTTTCCGTGTTTACTCTCTTAATAGTTATCTTTTCTTCGGGGAATTCAACATTAATTTCAATTATACAATTACATCCGTAATTTTCAAGACATTTGATACGTTTAATGTATTCATTTCCTTCGGAATTGCTACTGTGTATTTTAGCAAATTTAATAAGTTTCTTGAAATTAGAAGACAACAAAATTAAATCATTGTCTTCTTCAAGCACTTGTAAGCAGAACGTGATTTTTTCTACAGGTTTCCATTTGAAAAATGAAAAATTAACACCTGTTAAAATGGGAAGTTTTGCCGGCAGCATAAAAATTTCTTCATCATCAGATAAATTTCTGAAACAATTAATGTCTTCAGAATAAGTCAGTATTTTAAATGTAAAGTCTTTTACAATTGTATTTGATAGCATGATGTCTACTTCTGAAATACGTTCTTCAAAAGCTTGATAATTTATTTTATTACCTGAAATCATAAAAGCATCATAAAAAGTAAGAAATTTGTCTGTGTAAGAAATTTCAAAAATACTACCATTGAAATATTCATCTAATGTATCTAGACGAATCTGATACACACTTAGATCTTTGAATATTATTACAGCGGTGTTTTCTCCGGAAGCATTTTTAAATAGAAAAAGTAAAGCTCTTTTTGTATTTACGGTGTCTTTAACATAAAAGATGTATCTATAATTAAAAAGTTTAAATAAGTGTTTTCTTTCGATATTTATAGCGTTTTGAAGTGGAAAGTACATGTCATGTTTTCCAGTCCAGTTATTGTTTAAAAGAAAAATAATCTGCTTTTTAAATTTTTCGTTA